CGCTCCTTGTGGAGCGTGGACTGGTATTCAAAACCCACGACTGTGTCGTGCTAAACTGTGAGCAATATATGCGAATCCGCAGTCGAGTAGTCCCACAAACCTATAACTATTCGGGATCACAAGTGTTTACCAAAGGGTCAAGCACTTGCTCGAGTAGTACAACGAACTGGTCCGGTTGGGTGGCCTCCTATAACACGGAGTACTCCCATATAGAGGACATACCGTCCCCTAAAACCGAGAATGTTTGCTATCACAGCAAATATTCAGAGTCCGTTCCTAATCCAGCAGGCTGGCACATGTTCCTCGTAACCGCAACAGGTTTTCGAGGAGACTGGTACGGCTTGCGTCCGGATAGGTGGTTGGGGTGCCGCAGTTACGAAAGTAACTGCGACGATCCACTCGAGCAGAACCCAGCATACTATGCTATGTATGCTGCAGCTCTGCCAGGAATAAAGCAGGGTTTAGATGAATCTTTTGCGAATTTCGCAATCGACGCACCTAAACTCAAGAATATTCCTAGCCTTGTCAATCGCCTAGGTAAATCAATACCTAGACTCGTTAAGAGTTTCGCTGTCGCCAAAAGGCGATTTCGAAGTGCGAAAGACCTGGCTTCTGCGCTCGCATCAACCAATCTGGGTTTCCAGTTTGGTTTACTACCTCTAATTGAGGACGTGCAATCTCTTTATAAGATTGCACTCAACGTTCGTAAGGATATCAACAAGTTGAAGGCTTCGGCCAACACTTGGAGAACATCCCGACAAACGTTTAATGGCACGTGCAGTACGACGACGTTTACGTCGCCGGACATGCTCGGACCATGGACCAGTTGTGGTGGATCTTCGGCGAATTCATATTTTGCCTACAAGATTACCAAAACTGCCCTCAGCGATGTTAGGCGACTGAAGCTACGATATAAATATCGTATGCCCAAGTTACCTGACTGGCTTGCCAACACGTTTGGCGTCATGGATTCTTTAGGATTGAATTTCAATCCTAATATTATCTGGGACGCCACGCGGTTTAGCTTTGTTGTCGACTGGTTTATAAAGGTTTCACCCTTTATACGTCAGTTTCAACAAACGCTTCTATCGCCAGAAGTAGTAGCTCACATCTGTGTGCATTCTAGGAAGACAAAAGTACGTGTAAAAGGTGAAATCACCTCTTCCACGGGCTTCACTCCCTGGGTTTGCCACGACCGTGTTTACACCACTTATGAA